TTATTTACACGCCTCATTTGCCGCCAATAACTCACGTTCATAACCGATACGCTGATGACGCTCAGCGCGCAGCGCTCGCATCTGAGTGTCGATTGGAGAACCGATCGGCAACTGCTCAACAACGAACGCTGGTCGCGCAACGTCGGCTGTTTTGCACGGTACGGTGACCGGGACTTTAACTTCAACATAGGAAGGTGCAGGCGGCGCGCCGGCGCAACCTACCAGCACCAGCAAGCAAACCATGATCAGAATTTTCATTGTGCTCGCTCCCTGCGCAGCTCTTCGTCAAACGCAGCCGATGCCGCTGCGCAGGCTGCGCCGGTAGTGCGCTCAGAAAGAACCTCGTTAGCCTTGCCGTAGTCACCCTGCGCCTCCCTGCGGGCTTTTTCCTGAGCGGCCTTAGCCTTGGCTTCTCGTTCTGCATCCGCACGCCGTAACGCCTCAATGCCAGCGTTCTGGCTGGTGATTGTCGCCGACTGCTGACGACTGGTGTCAGCACCAAAATCAATGACAGAAAGACGCTCCCGCATCTTATCTTGAAACGTCCTGTCAATTGCGCCTGCTCCGAACTGCCGAAACCAACCAAAACCACCGACCACACCGGCGATCATCTTCTCGACACAGGAATACATCGAGCGTCGATTGACTGCATCCTGATCGTTTACAGGATCGCCAACGTTTTCAATTCGATATTTTTTAGCATTAAATGGTCCGCCGAGGAGCGGGCGAGTCAGCGCCAGGCCGAGGTAGATAAACGCCTGCTGAATAGCCATCCACAGGCGATCGAAATCCTTGTTTACGGTATCAGCCAACAGATCGCCGTTGTCCTGGTAATCGGTCAGGCGGTAAGTGGGGATCACGCGCTCAAGCATGACAGTGACGCCATTAGCAGGCGGCGTCAGGAACGTAATATCGCCACCGTCAACGTTGCCAACGCCGGTGATCGTATAGCCCGATGTGATGACGGTACCGTTAATTGATACCGCGATATCACCGGCATTAAGCAGATAAAACTCGTAAGGAAAAACGGTTGTCAGGCCGTTGGCGGTGTAAATATTGTATGGGGTCTGGTTGGGTACCGACATAAGGCAGCCTCGGTTTTAATAATCCACTGCGACCTCATGATCGCCATCGTATGTCCAGCAGCGCGCGATAAATCACATCATCCTTTTTGCGATTGGCGGCAGATAAAGTCAGATTCAGGTATGGCCCCTGAGGGTCAGCAATCAGCTTGCGCAGGTCGCGTTTCTCTACAGGCACAAATACAGCGTAATCCGCCATCAGCGCATTACGGGTACCGGCTTCCGGCACATCCCAAACAGTGTCACCAAAACGCTCAGTGACCTGTTTCATCTCGATGGTACCCATATCGTTGATGGTGAACGACGCGCCGGTGATCATCCCACGGTCATGAACGGCAGCCTGCAGGCGCGAGTCCTTCTGCTGCGACGCAATTTCGAAAGAATCATGGAACTGCTGCACAAATGCAGCGTTAATCATGTTCTTGTTGGCATCGAAAGCCATAGTGCACACTCCAATATCAATTATCGCCTGGTAAGGTGTCGGTTTCCCGGCTCGGTTCTACGCTGACCGGTTGGCGCTTACGGGCAGCGGGGAAATCAGGTATCCGGCTACCACCCCGGGCTGTTGGAGTGATAATGTGTGAGGTGGGCGGTCGGAATCCCGACCAAATCAATAGGGGGTTAGTTGTGAGCGAAAAAGAACCTGTCCTGTGCCGTACAGATGAACTTTACGATAAGTTATCTGGTATGGGTGACACATGGATAATTGAAAAAGATATCCCTCCAGGTAAAACCGTTTCTGGCGGTGAGTGGTATTACCCAATAATAGTTGACAGTGAAAATTGTTTAATATGCACTTACCTGGGTAAATATCATAAAGAGTGGCACTTCCATGAGGAGAAGAAAAAACTAGAAAATACATCTGGGAAAAAAACTAAAGTTACCGAGGATTACTTATTTCAAAAAGCAACAATGGGTTTATAAGAAAGGCCGGATAAATCCGGCCAATAGATTCTTACCATTATTACGCAACGGCCTGCTCACCATAGGTTTTATGGTAGAACGCACGAACTTGGGCAGTAACTCGTTCATAGTCAGCATGCTTAGGATTGGTGTATGCCTCCGTCTTCATCATATCTCGGATGCTCCGCTGCTCTTCGAGATTGATCTCGCCATTGCCGACAGGCGTATCCTCGCCCATTTCCGCACCGATTTTCGCCAGCATACGGATCACCATCGGGTTATTGCCGATTTCGTCCATCTTGCCTTTGTCAGCCGGATCGACCAGCGACATGAATGCGCGGTGCGCCAAACCGATGTTTTTTTGGAAATCCGCATCAGTCTTCCACGTTTCACGCAGTGCGGTAGTGGCAGTTTCCGCATCCAACTCGGCAGCACCGCTCACCAGACCAGATGCACGCTGCATGTATTCGCCGAGAATAAAGCCCATCTGATCGTTGGTGATGCCCTTTGCGTGAGCTGCTTTAAGGAACCCCTGCATTTCAGGGTCAGCTTTGAACTCGTCCCACTTGAAACCATCAACCTCTACCTTGGGCGCGTATTCATCAGACGTTTTCGGCGGCGCATCGCCACTCCCGAAGCGCTTCTCGAGGTGCGTGTAAGCATCAGCCAGCTTGCGCGCCGAGTCCTGCAGGTTAAATTTTCCATCCTCGCCGCTGGTGCGGTATTTCTCAGGAATAAAATCACCCTCGGCCGGTTGGTTTTGCGCCCCGGTGTTAAGCAGAGAAGTACCGCCATTGTCGCCAGTGCCTGGATCATTTGCGTCACCGTTGCCACCCTCGCCACCTTCACCGGCGGCAGCATTCATGAATAAGTGTTTAAGCTTCCACATCGTCGTTTACTCCATCAGCTCTATTGAGTTGCAGCAAAATAAAATCGAGCACATCGCGTTGCCCGGCCTTAAAACAAGTTTGGCGATCACCTTCCGGGCCACCTTTCACAAAAATTGATCCACCGAAACGCCTTGTTAATTCGTCCAGGACTTCTGCCCCGCCGGCCGTTTCTTCAAACAGCCGTTTGTAATCCAGTGGTGAAACTTTCTTAATGCCCATCATCCCCCCGCTAATTGTTGGCCGATTGCGGTACCAGCTGACTGCCCTGCGGCATCTGCGGCCTGCTGTCCGGCCTGCATCATCATTGCCTGCTGTTGTTGTTGCTGTTGCGCTTTGGCGCGCTGGTCGCGCATGGTCGTTACATCAGAGGAAGAGCGCATAACCTTGGCTGGCACCCCGAGCGCCTCACCCACAACGCGGCTTGCCTCGTCACTGTCCATGTTATCCACAATGTCGGGATATACCTGAACCAGCTGCATGATGTTCTGGCCATAGCGTTCAATTGCCGTAACGTCCTCCAGTTTCTGTGCGCGTGCCAGCGGGGAGATGTAGCGCACGTTGAAGTTGGCCATAGCCATGCTTTCTGGTGGCTCAGGGAACACGCCAGCGCGCAGGGCAATGCCGAAACAGCGTTCAACCAATGGCTGCAAGTATTCAGCCTGGAAGCGACCGTAAACGGGCCCAAGCAGTTGGCGGATTAGGGCAACACGAACATGCACCTCAGTAGCGGTCATGGCCGGTCCGTCCTGCGGCTGCAGTTGATCGGCCATCATGATTTTGCGGATGGATGCCTGCAGGCGTTCTTCCGCGGTAAATGCAACGTTGAAGTCTGCGCCGGTGAGCAGCGGCTTCATGCTGTCAACGCTGTTCGCCACTATAATGCGGCGTGGGCCCACCTTGACGGTTCGCGGGTTAAGCACGCCGTCATCCTCAGCAATCCACATGCCGGAGATAGCCAGATCTTGTGCGGCCTTCTCCATGCGCTTAGTTTCGTTCAGCTCCTTGCAATCTGGCAGTGCGTCATACACTGGACCAATGCCGTATGGGCCACCGGGAATTTTCATCCAGCGCGGTACGCATACAGGGAATTCGTGATAGCCAGACTCGCGCACCACTTTCTTTCCCGACACCTCGACATTGAACGAGGCAAAGCGCAGGTTTTTAGCCAGGCGCGCGCTCGCAATGTAATTGGTGCGTGGTGAGATACAGTGCAGAAAATCAAATTTGTCGTCTGGTTTATCCTTGGCTGCCTGGCGGATCTTCTCGCTGACAGCATCGGGGCCAAATTCAGCAATCGCCTGTTCAGCGGTCAGTTGGTAACAGCGGTAAATCGTATCGACAATGCCGTCTTTGCGCGTCGATGTGACGTAGCACTGCGCCAGTGGCCATTGCTGAAATGTATAGCCGCCCTCTTCCCGGTCCTCATCGATGTACAGTACAAACCAGCCAGCGCACACCACATCGAGATTGGCCTCGTAGCCTTCGGCGTCGAAGTTGGCCGCATGAATGTTTTCCCACACCAATGTGGCGCAGACCGATAGCCACGCCTTCGCATCATCCGGCAGAGATTCGCTGTTGAGATTCAACCATTGGGCGTTAGCGGGCGTCATACCAGACATAAGCGCAGACGCCAGCATGCGTGCGCTATCAGTAGCGGTACCATCCAACAGCTTGGCCACCCTAGATTTAGCACTTTGCGCGTCCAACACCTCAGAGGAGAAGCCAGCACCGCGCAGCGGGTACGTGAAGTCGTAGCATTCCCGCCATACAGTTTCATGCTGCTGGCGGGCGGCCTTGAGTGTATTCACGCGCTTAATCAGCCTTGCGGCGGTTTCGTCCATCAATTACGCCCCTAACGTTGGTTTGCCACTTGCACCGCTGGCCAGCAAAGAGCTACCGGAATCAGAAGCCCCTTGCGTGCCAGTGGCAAGCAGTGAAGAGCCTTGCTTGCGTTTTTTACGAGCCGCTGCGTCTGCGTTCGATGCTTTTGCAGCAGCATCTGCTGCTGCATCGGCTTCTGCCTGCGGGTCGGTTTGGTTAACGCTGGGCGTTTTGTCCTTGGTGAATAATCCTGCTGGGTCCAGGACTTTTCCCGGGTCGATACCTCCACACATAACGGATTCCTTAGCCTGGTACGTGCCAGCCGTGTTCAGTTAAAACGGGTTTACCCGGTGCGGGCTGCTTATTGCCCTCTTCATTCGTCACCATCGGGCCGGTGCTGCCAGCGGTCACGTCGGTGGCCTTCTTCACCAGAGCGATAAATTCGAGGCTGTTGGTCAGCGGGTGATCGTGCTCATCGGTATAGTTCAGCGCTTCAAACATGCTGATTACAGCGAAGCCCTGCACGTTCAACCCGGACAACGCCGCGTTGCGGGCAGCCAAATCAACAAGCGGTGCAGCTTCCTGCCCTGCTGTGCTGTCGTTGCCCTCCGTGACGTTCAGCACTGTTGCGCCAGCGGTGGCGGCATTCAGTTGCTCCGGCGTGTTTGCGGGTTGTTGGTCGATGTTTCCTGCAACAGAATTCAGCAGAAGAGCGTCGGTGGCGTTCTCGTTACCGTCGTTCTGTGGCGCAGCTTCCTGCCCTGGCACTTCGATAGCCTTACGTGGTCGAGCCATTGCGATTACTCCGTGGGTTAGTGAGCGGTCATTGTCTGCCCGGCTTGCGGTCGGATTCCCGACCAATTACAGGGCGCTTGAACGTCCACCACTGGCGATAAAGCACCGTCGGCAAGCTGCCACGTTCTGAGCCGGTCGCTTGGCACCAGAGAGCGATCAGCGCTTCACCATCGCCGTGCCGTGGTTCCGATCCAGATTTCCAGCCGAGCACAGCAGATTTCGACACACCCAATTCCTCGGCGATGCTTTGCGTGGCCATGCGGGTGCGGTTGATATCGGTAATGACGCGAAACCAATCTGTTCGGAATGTGGCGACGAGTGGCATTGTCAGCCCCCTAAACGCGCGCGTGCGCGAACATAGAGAGGGGTAAACACGCCGCCGGCCATTGCAAGAAGATGGGCCAAACAGGATTTTGTTCTTTTCCACCGCTGGGCGCCCTGTGACTTTTCGCTATTTCCTGCTGGCCTTAGAGATAGGATTAAATTCTGCATTCGCGCAATTCCTCCACTTCCCTTGTGACTTGTTCCAGCAATTCCAGCTCAGAGCCGTAATTCTTCTCCCATGTTTTTCTTCCGGCGTGTACGGCTAAACCGTGGCCGCCAGTGCGGTGATGCGGCGGGCATAACGGGAGAGTTTGCTTATGGGTGGCGCGCTGCGCTGTTCCCTGTCCTGTGCGGATATGGTGTATTTCTGCAGGGGATGGGCCGTAACCCAGATTGCGGCAGACGACGCAGCCAAGTTCTGCCGCGTCGGATAACCATTGTTTTTCGTCTTTGGTCGCCATGGTTCCCCCTATGCCGTGTAGCTGAGCAATTGGGAGGCGGCATTTTCTGCAGCCTGCTGATTTGGGAACGAGCGGAACAGAATGAAATTCCAGAGCACGTCGATTGTGGCTTTGTAGAGCTGGGCAAACTCGATATCGTCCATTTTAGCGAACGATACGCTGCGAGGTTCTTTGCGCTCGCTGCCATCAGGCATCTGGTATGCGGTGTAGTGGCCGGATTGGATCGTTACCCAGGCGCGGAATGCCTCGAACGATTTTGCTGCGCTGATATTTCCGGCGCGCTTTTCTGCCACATCCTGCAGATACTCGTCGGCAGCTGCCTGCAGCGTGCTTTCGTTCCCTGCGTAATACGCGAGAAATTTCACGTAGCCTGTTATCAGCTCTTTGTCGGTCGGCGATATGGCGCCGCCAGTCGGTTCCCAATACTGGAAGCCGAGATTCAGCAGCGAGAAATATTTACGGTGGAAAGCCGGGTTACGTGCCTGGCTGAAGTCGGCATACAGGACGGCGCCGATCTTCACTTTGGTTTTCAGGAATTCGATCGCGTCCGGTGTGGCCGGCACTAACAAATTTCCTGCGGATTTTACAAACGAATACTGCGCCATTGGGTTCTCCGGTGGCGCAGCAGCTGCTCAGAATTCGAACGGGCTGGGTGTTCAATCCAGCCCGTTAATTATAGCGCGTTTCCATCGGGTCTTACAATCGAATAACCGGCGGATTTTGCCAGACCAATCAACGCGTTAAATGATACTATGTACTCGTTTTCCTTAACAATGCGAGTGCCGGCTATTGCTCCATTCTCGCAGGTGATAACCATTCTTCCTGTGCTGGGCAATGATTTAAGTAAATCTTCAACATCAATCAATTAACTATCTCTTTATTGCGTACTTCGAGTTTATCAAATCAAAATACTGTACAAATAAACAGGCAAATACTTTGTGCCATTCATCAAACAAAAATGACATCACAACCCCACTCTTAGCGTGATACCGTCATCGATAGTCTTTTATTTATGATACACTGCTGATAGATTAAATTTTGATAATCAGATGATTTTTAATTAACACACAGCTACAACATGCAATTAATACAAGGACAACTATGAGCACACTCTTTATAATTGGCGCTGGGGCGAGCTACGGTAGCGGTCCATGCCACCCCAACAACCCTGCAATGGGAAATAAACTTTTATCTGAATTAATCAAAGCCAAAGGTGAGGCATCAAAATTAAAACCTAGCACGATTGAAGTTTTCGAGCGGAATTTTGAAATGGGAATGGACGAGATATATAGAAACAAGGAGGTTAACATAGTCGAATTTTTAAGAGACATGGCTTATTATTTTTTAAATTTCGAAATAAAGGAAGGAAATGTATACCTAGACCTTATAAATAAAATAAAAAACAAGCAATGTGTAATTGCAAGCACAAACTACGACTTATTAATAGAGCAAGCAATTTCCGGGCTAGGACTACAATTCCAATACGCTGGACCTCCATCAATTTCAAAAAATATACCCCTTTTGAAAATACACGGGTCTTGTCATTTCTTACCAATTGTACCTGACTGTTTATTTGATATTAGCTTTGACTTTGAGCCTAACTCTGGTGCAATATTAGTTGATTCCCCAATAAAACCTGCCACATCGAAGGAGGAAGTAATTACCTTCATGGATAAACATAAAAAATTCGCCCCCGCACTAGCCATTTACCACCCTAAAAAAGAAGTTCTATTCTGCCCAGAAGACATTGAGAGGCAAAAGGCTCATTTTTGTCTAGAGATAGAAAAGGCAAAAAACATAATCATAATTGGTTTAAGCATAAATAAAGCTGATGAACACATATGGGGAAACCTAGCGAAATGCAAAGGAACAATCTATCACATAGACCCTATTTCAAACGGAATATTAGAATGGAGGGATGGCGTAAATAAAAAAAACGCATACCATATAAAGAAAGGGTTTTCTGACGCCATGGTTGATATAAAAAGAATCATCCGATAGTTGATTAGGTATGAAGCAGAAAGCCGCCCATGAGGCGGTTAGATTTAGGTGAGTTTGAGAAGAAATTCGATAATGCATTCATGGAGGTGAAGTCAGCAAATTTAAAAATGAAAATAAATGGTTACAAAGCAAACTTCATACACAATAAACCTATAGAATAAAAATCTGTAATAGACTACTCAGAGCAAATTTTAGGAATAGTTCAAAATTACATTCCCGGAGAGAAAAAGACAATATTTAAAGGCAGCACCGTAAGATAGATAGATTGCCATGATATAATCTATCGTGGCAATTAATTAAAAAACATTAGATTAAATTGGTTCTATGTTTTTATCCAACATCACCCTATCTATGATATCTGTCATGCCAGCATCGCTAACGCGACAACCACCGCAAGTGCTATCCAGAAAATCGCGCACGCCCAGAACAGTGCCACCCATGGTTTACGCGCTCCCCACTCTTTAAATTTTTTCACCGCCCCTTCCCCTCTCTGCGATCACGCCAGTAATTCAGGCGTGCTCTGAAATGTTCCCGGTATTGCTCCGGTGCCGCTTCAATCGCCACCAGTACCGCATTGCGGGTGATCCTTCGCTCGAATAAATCGCGGATCAGGCCGCTGGCGCGCAGGTCGTACTGCTCTAAATCGCGGTATTCCTGCGGCCATTGGCCTCGATTGAATGGCAGGCTGGGCGGAAGATAATCCGATTGCCCGGCCATCGCCTACCGAAGCGATCGCAGCCAACATGGCGTTTTTCGGAAGTGAGGAAATCAAGCCACTGGCTCAACGGTTGCGGGATGAAAACCACATGACATTCCATGCGTGGCTCACTCGTTACGATGAGATTGTACTGCGTCGGGAACTTAAAGAAAAAACCATGGCCAACCACCGCAGTAGAATGAAAGCGTTTCGTGAAGCCCTACCGGATAAACCTGTAGGCGATTTCACGACCAAGGATATAGCTGAATTTTTGAATGGTTACGTCAGCCAGGGAATGGCTGCTAGCGCCAAGCTTATGCGGGGGGCATTACTGGATATTTTCAGAGAGGCTGTCGCTGATGGAATTATCCAGAATAACCCTGTTGAAGCGTCGAGAAACCCAAAAGTTGAGGTGAAGAGATCCCGCCTGCTATTGGATGAGTACCTGACAATCAGGAATGCATCAGTAAAATTCCCTGGCTGGTTCCGAGTTGCGATGGATATCGCTTTGGTGACCGGTCAACGTATTAGCGATATCTGCAATATGAAATGGGCTGACCTGGTTGATTTTAGACTGCGCATTGAGCAGGAAAAGACCGGCGCAAAAATAACGATCCCGGTTGAGTTGTCAATCGCTGACGTTTCGCTGAAAAGACTGATCGAAGAATGTCGGCAGTTGTCCGCCGGGCGTGAGTTTATTCTTGTGAGCCGAAAAGGTGAGAAAATCGCACAGCGAACAATGACAGACTACTTCACGAAATCGCGCCGACTTACGTCCCTTTCGTGGGACTCCGACAAAGAGCCACCATCATTCCATGAGATCCGTAGCCTATCGGCCCGCCTCCATACCGATGCACGCGGCGGTGAGTTTGCGCAACATCTTCTCGGCCATAAATCAGCGGAGATGACGGCCCGTTACCAGGACTCGCGCGGTAGTGAATGGGATGATATTCAGATATGA